TAACAAAAAAGAAGTCGGCAGAATGCTGCTGGGAAATATTCAATTAATTGAATACGAATATGAAGATCAAAGCGATGCTTCATTCTTTATTCAATCTGGAGTAGTCGGCTTTCATGCGACGAAACAAGAGCTGAATGAAATATATGGTTTGTTGAATTACTATTTCAATATGGACTCAATAAACAATACAGTGATTTCGGTTGAATAGGAGAGCACTATGTCTTGGCCATACATAGAAGATGATTTCATGGAGATAGGAAATTCTGGATGGGTTGCCATTGGAGAGAACCTATACAAGAATATGATTAATAATCATACGATAGATAAAGATGGCATAGAATACGATGCTCAAGGTAATATTGTTTACGACCCACGTGAAGACTTAAATGACAATAGCAATTAAAAAACTAGAAGATTTAGACCCGCTACAGAGATTATCCTTAACGGAATTTTCTTACTCAAGAATAGATACATACAAGCAATGTGCGGCTAAGTATTTTTATTCCTATATCTTAAAAGAACCAAGGCTATTTGGGGAAGCTGCTGTGCTTCGGAAACATAGTCCATACAGTTTTAGAAAATGTTATCAGCAATGATTCTCCTTTAGATTATTCTGAAATAGAAACTGAATATCAAAAGAGTAAAGAATCACACGACCCAGATCAAAAAATTTCTGAACAACTTATTACAGTTGGAAAAGAAATACTTGATGAATTTTATGATCAAAATATAAATACAGAATTTAATGTATACGATAAAGAGTATGGATTTAAATTTGTATTAGGTAACCACTTAATAATCGGCTTTATAGATAGAATAGATGTCTTTGACGACGAAGTAAGAATCGTAGATTATAAAACAGGAAAATGGGAAGTGTCTCAAAAGAGTATCCCAAATAACCTTCAGCTTGGAATATATGCTATAGCAGCATCAGAACTATTCCCGGACAAAACAATTACAGCTGAACTTTATTACTTAAGATCTGGAAAGCATAAGAGCCATACCTACACAAAGGATGATCTTGAAAGACTTAAGCAGGATGTTATAGACGCTATAAATGAGATCATTAATGATAACTCATTTGCCGCTACGGCAAACTCTAGAGCCTGTAGCTACTGCGACCACGCTAAGAGTGGGGCCTGTGGGACTGGCGTCTTTAGAAATAAGAAGGCAGCAGGGGCATAAAAAAACCCCCGCATTTCTGCGGGGGAATTTTTAATATTATATTAATTAGAAGCTTGAATCTGATTCAAAGACCAGGTCGTTAACTTCAAGGCCCTCAAACTGGGTGACCAGCTTGGTTGCTGTTGTGTTGTCGTAACCAGCCTCCTGGAGACTATCGATTACATTGTGGTTGATTGCTTGTTTGATGCTGCTGAACAGCTCTGTTTTTGTTGTCATGGTTTCCATTGTATCTTCCTATACTTTCCGCCGCAACCCTTGCGGCATATTTTTTTGTATTTTTATCTTTTATAAAGTATAATGTTTTTTAAGACTTATATTATGCTATCAACAAGATAGAGGTTACTACATGAAAACTGAGATTGTCAACTCGAAGACATTTTTTTCTAAGAGATCTTCAAAGAAATCTCCAAACTTTTCTCCTGCAAAAGCAGGAAAGTTATTAGAGGTAGAGCAAGATCCAAAGAAAGCTGGTAGCAGAGGTAATGCATACAAGCATACTAAGACGGGATTTAGAACAGATATACAACTTAATGTAAGGTCTAATTGGGAAGCTAATTTTGTAAGAGTACTTAATGGGTATGATATCAAATTTGAATTTGAACCAACAGTATTTTCTTTTCCAATCAAGAGGGGAACAAAGGGTTATACACCAGATTTTTTTATTAATAAAACTGGAGAATGGGTTGAGATAAAAGGATACCTGGATACAAAAAGTAAAGTTAAACTAAAAAGATTTAAAAGGTATTACCCAAAAGAATTTGAAAAACTAATATGCATCATCAGTAAGTACTCAAAAGATGCTCGAGAATTTATGGAAGAATTAGAGGTTCCAGTAGTGATATATTATGAAGATATAAGAACAGAATACAGTTCCCTGATTTTAAATTGGGAAGGGAAATAATTAATGGGAGCTTATAAAGAACAATATTACAACCTTGCAGAATCAGAAATGCAAGATCTTATAGCAAAAGCTAAGAAGGAAGATCCAAAGGCGCAGGAAGAATTACTAAAAGTATTTAATAACTTTCTAACCAAATATGTTTCACTTCTTTATCATTGCAGGTATAATCTTGATGACTATGACATTCGAAGGTTTATAAGTTTATTCGTTAAGAATTCTTTTGTTAGGTTTGCGTTAATGAAAAATAAATTAAATAAACCAAACTATAAACATGTTCAAGAAGTCATGAGCCGGAATACAGTACATGGCCAAAAGGTATGGTGACGAAGAAGATATCAGGCAAACTATAAACATGACCTTCTTTCAATGCATTAAAAGATATGAGAGAAAGGATTCGGCCAAGGGGCCGATACCTTTCAGTGGATTCTTGTATAGCTATTTCTTTTATTTACTAAAGAAGAATGTAGATACATTTTTAATAGATCAATTAGGAAGAAAAACATTTCCATTAATTACTGATGATTCATATGGAGATGAGGAAGAAGAACAACAGCCAGGTTTCAGGCCAGAACCAATTGAATATACGCTAGAACAATTTATTGCTACTGATGAACTAAATGAAATGTGGGTTCTTGGAGAAAAAAACATTCCTCCATTCGATCAACTTACCGTTCAAGAGAGACAGCTGATAAAATGGAGATTCGTAGATGGCAAGAAGTCAAGTGAAATTTCTCAAAAAATAAATGAACACCCAAACACAGTAAGAGAACACTTGTCTAAAATAAAAGAAAAAGTAGCACAGCTTATTATAGAACACGACATGCAAGAATTGATAAAAGAATTGAAACTAAAAAAGGAAGATAAATGAACCTTCAGAATATAGAAAAGCTACAACAGCTTCTCTCTGATTTTTTAAACCCTCAAATACAAGAAGTTATAAACTCCTACGTAGAAAAGGGGAAAGATAATTTATACTTTATAGAGATACCTGAAGCTGATGTCGTTGATCTTGGCTTAGACAAGCTCGCATCTTTAGTAGCTAGAACATCAAATGTTTATGGAAGAGCAGCAAGATTTGCTGGCATGGCGCGAGCAAATTATAAGTTAATAGAAGGAAAATATAAAAAGGTTTATAAGTCTTCTAGAGTTGGCAAGAATGAAGCTGAAAGAGAAGCAGCTGCCATGGAGGCAGCCGAGGCAGAATATTCTGCATTGGTTACCTGTGAAGCAATTGTCAACTTGGCAGAGTCGTTAGAGAGCTCGGCAAGAATTGCATCTGAGTCTGCAAGAAAACTTATGGATAAAGTCCAGTCAATGCAGATAGCTTCAAGTAGAGAATCAAAAGGTTATTATTTAGAAGAAGACTTCAAAACATACTAAAGGACAATCATGTTTATTGGGCATTATAAAAATGTAAATAAAGTAGACGAATTTTATTCTGAAAAGAGAGAAGGATTAAATTTCCCCACCCAAGTTCAATATAAAGGCAGTAGATACCTACTCGTCAATACCTACATTGCTAACTCTAAAAGTCAAGAAGAAAATATAAAAAAGAGAGCAACAGAGTTAAATATCCTAGTGGATGTTAAGATAGATTAATGAATATAGAAGTTTTTTGTGATGGAGCCTCAAGAGGGCAGGGTCAAAAAAAGAGAGGCGAAGCTGCTTGTGCAACAGTTGTGTATAAGAATAGAAAAAAGGTTGCACAATTTGCTAGAGGCCTTGGGTCTAGAACTAATAATGAGGCTGAGTACGAAGCAGTTATAGCAGCGTTGTTGATATGCGCTTTATCTGATTTTATTGATCCAATTATTTATACGGACTCTGCGGTTGTTGCTAATCAGGTCAATGGAGTTTGGAGGTGTAAGAGTCCAGCTCTACTACCTCTGCTTATGACGATTGAGGAAATAAAATCAGAGTATAGATTTAGACTTATACAGGTTCCAAGAAATTTAGTTTGGGAGCCAGACTATTTAGCAAATACTTTTTTAGATCAATTAGAACAAAAGCAAAAAGAACTGTGATATAATTTATGACTATGAAAAAATTTAGAGATAATCAACCAATAATAATAGGTTTAGCTGGTAAAGCTGGCAGTGGAAAAACATCTGTTGCTGAATCGATTATTCCAAAGGGTTCTTTGGATGCAACTAAGTTTGGTTACAGATGGGATCATTTGTTTTTTGCATTGCCGCTGTACGAAATGGCTTCTATTAAAAAGAATATAATGGGAGCAAATGAGAAGTCTAGAAAACTATTTGCTTTACACTCAACATTGTATGATCTGTACGGTAGTTCAGCGATAGGCAATATGCCAGCCTATGATAAGTTTGTTGAAATGGTTAGAGAAATTGAAGCTCTACCAATTGAACCAGAGGGTATAAAGCCACGAACATTTCTCCAAAAAGCTGGAGATATATGCAGACAGGATTATCCAGAGTGTTTCGCACACTGGGCTATAATTAAAAGCAATAGACT